ACCGTCGCGGCCAACACGTCCGTAACGTCTCCGGCGTTCTCAGCAGATATACCAAAAGCCGTCATTATATCTGATACTATATCACTTGCACGGCCCAAGTCCATCTGCGCCGCCTCTGCAAGCCGAAGTATAGGCTCTATGCCCGCTATCTGGTCTTGTATGTCCCAGCCGGCCATTGCAAGATACTCAAGCCCCTGCGCTGCCTCAACGGCGCTAAAAGATGTCGTCCGGCCCATCTCCCTTGCAATATCCGTAAGTTGCTGGAGCTCTTCGCCGGTTGCACCCGATATGGCTGCAACACGCCGCATCTGTTGCTCAAAACGCATCCCCGTCCTGACAGCCAAGGTAGCAAGGCCTGCCAAAGGAAGCGTCAAATACATGCTCATACGCTTGCCCACACGGCCCATATTGTCTGCAAGCCCGTCCAGCTTCCGTTGCAACGTGGCGTGCTGCCTATCCATGACAGTTTCGGCTTGGTCAAAGCCCTGCCGGAACTTGCGGATATTCAGACCAAGTGAAGCCCAAACCGTTCCCATCCCTGCGGAACCTGCTTGCATACCTGGTATCGGCATTATTTACGCCTCCCTTGCTTAAAATCGTTGTTTAACAGCATGTCAAGACCGTTTTTTGAACCACCTTCCGGCTCACTGCCTTTGTCTTTAGACTTCTCATACATCTCGTTCTCATGCAGCATGTCAAAATATGCAACAGCTTCGTCAAGACAATAAGACTCGTAGTCATTTAGACTTAGCCCCAGTATTGACGTCGGCCGCTTTCCCCATCTTTTTGCCGTAAGACATAATCTGCTCAAGATATTCTTGTCGCTCACGAAATTTACGGAGGCCGGCAAGACCTCCTTGTGTGTATTGGTAAATTTCAAGCAACTGTTCATCTGTAAGCAAATCCTGGACATCCGCATAGGCTGGCTCTACAAGCGCCGCCTCGGCAATAACACACAAAAGCTCTGCGTATTGTTTGTAGCTCGGCGAATCCTTTTTTGTATCGCCGATGTCCTTCATCTCAAAAAGGGACTCCACGACATTGAGCAGCCCGTTAGGGATTTTGCCCTGCTTGACCAGCACAGCCATTGCCGGCCGCTGCATCCTGAAAAATACCGGGTCGTCGTCCCAGCCTGGAAGCTCTACAACCTGTCCGGCTGCCTTATCTTTGATCTCCTGCAAACTCGTTACTTTTTGTTCATTCTTTCCAGTCATTTCTTATCTCCTTAACTCGGCAAATTATCAACAAACTCTAAACTGTAAGGCCCGTCCGCATCGGCCTTCACCTCACCATACTCATCTAAATCGTTATGTGCATAAATCGTAAACTCCGGTACAATAAAAAGACGACCGGCCGCCTGGAAACTCGGTGCGCTGCCCGTGCAATAAGGGAAAGTGATCTTAAGGTAATCCTTGACTGAATGCTCGTCAGACACGCCAGCCTCATACCTGCTCACATAAAGCTCGGCCTTAAAAAAATCACCTTGCCCAGAAGATTGTTCATCAATCCTCGGCGCCTCGTAAACTCCCCCGCTAACACTACCGCCTGCGATAAGTAGAACAACATTTGCATCCAATACCGCCTTTGAAAACCCAAGCTCGATGCCAACCAGTATGTCAGGCTCGTCCCATAGGATAAGCTCACCGTCCTCGTTCCTGAACTCGTGCCGACGGCCCTCTGAGATGTCAGGCCGGACAGAAACGGAAACGGGATCGTCGATAAGCGACGTCCCGATAACCAGTTTTTTGCACCCTCTTATGGCAGTATCACTCATCACATATCCTCATACCGAGCATCAAAATCAATCACCTGATCATCTTCATGTGTGTCCTCCACCGGCTCTTCGATCTCTTCAATCACCGGCTCGCGCTCGTCAATCGCCCTTTCAAGCGCGTCCCGCTCTTTTTGCAAGCTCGCCGTGCTGCCCGTCTCGCCCAAAACTTCAAGACGATCGTTTACTATCTGAAGCCTGCGCTTCAAAAACTCTGTGGATATTTTCGCCATGATGTACCTCAAAAGATAAGATTAAGTGACGCCCACCGGACGGCAGGCGCCACCATTAATACGTCAAATCAGCTCTTACGAACTGGTCGGCAACTCGTCAACGAAATCGAACTCATAAATTGGCTCACTCGCCGCGGTATTCTCGGTGCAGTGAATATTAAACTCAGGCACCACAAACTCGCCACCGGTCGGGTTGAACCCTGAAAGCGTCCCCTTGCAGTTGTGGAACGTGAACCGGGTATAGTCAATCTCATCCCCGACATCGACCGTACCCTCGTTATAACGAGCAACATACAGCCGCGCCTGAAAAGCATCACGTCCTGTTTCCTGGTCAGACAATGTCGGCGCTTTGAATCCATCGTCGCCTTCAATTGACCCGCCACCGGTGATAATCTTAATCGCCGCAGCGTTCAGAACTGCATTGGTAAAAGTAATATCTGCACTTGTCAAGTAATCCTCCTCCTTGACCTTTGCAATCAGGCGGTCGCCGCCACGCAGCTCCTGCTCATCACCCTCATCGACATTAAACGTAACACCTGCCTCTTGCGGCACCTCAAAAAGCTCTGCTTCTGCTGTCATAGGTGCTCCATACTCATCAAGCGGCGTCACTTCAAGCATCCTGCATCCATACATTGGATTAACTGCCATCTTTCTATCCTCCGATTAAAAAAGGTAAACTAAAGTCTATCGTTCGGGTAATAGCCCGAAGATTCTCATCGTGATAATCCCGACCCGTGCCCTCAAAGGACACGTGAAAGTTGCGACTATCATATGTCAATGAACCCGTCAAAATCTTTCGTATCTCAAGCACTGCCTCGTCAAGCGGCATGAAATTACCGGGCTCGAAGTAAGGCCATATCTCAATCACATGCCGACGTGCAATATCAATATTTGTTCCACGATCCGGGTTAATCACAATCACACCATACGGCTTCGGCAAGTCTCCTATATCATCCACACCCAAAGCCTGGGCGGCACCGTCCCAAGAGAAAAAAGGCTGATACCACTGCTCAATACACGTGCAATTATCGGTCAGGTATCCATGCAGTATCTCTCTCAGATATAGATCGGTTTCGCTCATTGTGCCCTCGAAAGTATCTTTTTCACATCGCGCATAAAAGACTCGGCATGGCGGTCACGGGTAGGTTTCAGCACCGAGTATTTGCCATGCATAGCGTGCTCTAAATATACGCCATACTCCACACCATGTGCAACAAAACTGATAATCGCGTTCTCATCGTGACGCTCATCGCCAAACAATGCTTGCCTTGCGTGTCCTGTCCTATCTGTCCATGACGCCTTAACCTTAGCTTCGCCCTCCATCGAAGCACCGGTGCGCCTGGCAAGAGCCACTGCGGCCGCATAAACGCGCCGCTGATACTGCTCAAAACCTCTTTTAAGCTCTCGGGTGCCTTCAGCCATATTAAAGCTCCACTATCTGACACTGTTTACTTACAACATCGCCCTTAACCGTAACATCAGTCACTCCATCAACTCTATATCTGCTATCACTCAATACAAACTCATCGCCCTTAGCAACGTCTGCATCCCATCTGGCAAGCAACCCAAACGTTTTCGGGCTGATAGTCCCGCCTTCCGATTGACTATCAACCCCAAAACTCTGGGTTTGAACAAAAAATATACGCATCTTCTGTGAAGATAATAGCACTTTACTATCCCTATCAATCCCGCCAGCACGTCCTAAACCCTCTGACACATCCCAGCGTTCTATACGAATCCAAAATGGATTAGCATCGATAGCGTTTCCAGCTTTCCGGCGTCTGCTTTTTACCCTGTCCATCAACACACCTCCGGCTCTTCAACTGATAACATCCGGCCAACTCTAACGCCTCTATCAGCTTGATCAATGGATCTATAATAATGAGACATTTCACGGGTATAGGCAAGCTGACTCTTCAGGCTGGCATAGCTATATGTCTCCTGCCCCTGACGCTCCGATTCTATACCGTCCATTTCGTTAAGCAGCATACCGCCCTTACGCATCCAACCATCGGCGGCAGCACCCTCAACGCTTGAAGCTGCATTGAGCAGAACATCCAACTGATCATCCGTGAACCTGGTATCATATTGAGAACCACCCGCAGGCACCGGTTCATCAACCAGTGCCCGCAAGCGATCTCTGTTTTCAGCTGTAGCTTCCATTACAGGTTACCCTCAGCTTGTTTGTTCGGTTAAATCAAGTTTCTGGACGTTCTCGTCAATCGCCGCAAAAACTCCACGGTGAGCGCGCCCGACGATCTGCTCTTCTATCAGGCGGCTTATCGGCCCTGGCTGTGCATCGACCATAAGGTCGCGCTTTACCAGCTCCTTAAACCCACGGATAGGACGGATAAGATACGCGTCAGTTGATCCCACACCGTCATAGCTGTAGGTTTTTTCACCGACTTTAGTCTCCCATCCACCGTAGTATATGACGGTATCAACCCCGCCAAGCTCCGGATACTCAGTCCCGCTGATAACATGACGCCTCAGCGCTTCCTCAATATCCCACTGCAACGCAGGCGGCGCCAACAGAACTGTAGCCGGACGGCCTTCAGATGCCGCATCTATCAGACCCTGCTTCAGAGTCTTGCGAATCTGAATCGGATAATACTCGTCGTCATCGCCCTGCGGATCAGTGCTGTGATCAGCATCGTAAGATGCGCTCACAATCGGGTCAAGGTGAATATGATTCAGCAAGGCATTATAAGCCTCGCCCATCGACCGGTTCAGCATCTGCACATTAAAAGCCTGGTTATACATGAGCATCTCTTCAGTATACTCAAAACCAGCAGCATAGCTTTTGATACGTGCGATAGGCCCTTTTTCAGCAGCAAGAGTCCCGAACGTGACCTCTTCATTTTCCAACCTTTGAACGAACACAACCCGCCCTTCCAATGCCCATTTAGCGTCGAACACCTCAGGGAAGTTTGCATCTTCAAGCCTATCATAAATAGGACTGTAAAGCACCGGCACGCGTTCGCGGCCAAGCTCCACATCCAACCGAACCGACTCAACTAACTCACTCAAACCGTCCGCCGTGGTTATAAGCTCGCCCATCGGCTTAGAAAGCACAGGCATTTCAACCTCACCAGCACTTTTGCGGAACGGAACGGTCTTCATCTCACCTGCAACCTGATACGGCAACTGCGTATCCACATCCAGCGCCCTTTGACGCTGTTTTTCTGTCTCGATACTTACTGTCTTGTAACTCATTTTCTTTACCTCGAATCAAATGTTATAGATTTATCGGCATTAACCGCTATATGCGGCCGCCTCGATTCCAATACCCACAAACGGCTCCAGGAATAATGAAAGCAAACCGTCGCTTTCGTCTTCCACAACTCCGATAAACCGGTTGCCGTCGTGATCGTCTGTGACCTCTATGACAGCTTCGCTATCTGTTATATCAGCGAACAATGCCTTGCCGGTGGTATAAGTGCCCGTCCCGTCAAGCTGGTCAGGATCAAGCTCATATCGTGCACGTTCGGTTTGCAATACAAGGTCTTCGGTCTCGGTAGCACCGCTCTTGACATGCACATCGGCACATGCGAACCCAATGAAACCCTTGACACAAACCAAATCGCCGAGGCTAATCTCTTGCTCACCGCCAAAGTCCGCCTGATCGACGGTCACCTTAACGCTCCCGGACTCACCGCGCTTGCGATAGTCCATGTCATACAACGTGCTGTCTACTGCTCCAATTTGTCTTCCTGTTTTCAAACTCATTTTCATCTCCTCCAACTAAATTAAGTTTATATTAACGTCACACTCGCTCTTTGCGAGTTTTTCCGCTTATGAATCCTGTCTTCTGTTCGCCGCCGGATGCACCGTCATACGTCGGCCCGTCAACTGCCAGGCGGGAGAGCATACCTTTGATCTCACCGTCTTCAAGCAAGGCGTCAACCTCGCCACAATACTCTTCTTTGGTTTTTGCGGCATCCGCCTCTCCCATAAGCCTGCGAACAAGCAACCTGGCCTGCTCACCCTTGACCTTCTCTTCGATAGCCTCGGTAAGTGCCTTCTCTTTCTCGGCCTCCAGCGTCTTCCTGTGGGTATCCAAAAGCTCGCCGGCGAACACCGCAACATCTTCACGTCCGGCAACTGCCAGCTTGTCAAAAGTCTCTTTCATGGCTTTTGCTCTTTCAGTGACGGCACCTGCTTCCATCTCGCCGCACCCAAGCGCCTCCACGAGCGCGTCGTGACTCTCACGGGCACCCTTCAAATCGGCAAGCTCCGGCACTGCCTGTTCACCAGTAACGCCAAGCTCACTAATAACATCGGCAACCGCCAGCTCACCTTTTGCGATACCGGAACGTATTTCTGCCATTTGCTCTTTGTAACTCATTTTTTCATTCTCCTTTTCAAAAGGATTAACGTTTACTATTTCACCGTTTTCGTCGACGGTTATATTATAAGTCCCTTTATCCATCTCTCCACCCGTCGCCCAAAGCAATTTTGAACCAAGCCCAGCACCGTCACGAGGCGTCCAATCTATCGAGCGAAGTTTATACCCTATAATGTCCTTAGTCCCCGGCTTATATTGAGGATACCCAAAAATCGACACTTCGTTAATTCGTCTTGAACGTATCCAGCGCTTCAAATCAGCGGCCTTCTTATCAATAAGCCCATATACCTTTGCCGACGCCTTATCCCCAGTCTTGTTCATTTCAGCGGCAAACCAATGCGTTACTGGGTCTGGGAATTGATAAGGAATGTCTCCTGGTTTTTGATGTCCGAGGTATCCTGAAGGCTGGCGCTGATTCACCTGCTGCACAATAGCGTTTATAGCCGACTGCTTATAATATCCCCAGTTGCCCTTACCTTCTGAAATCTCCTGTGCAACCCAGCACGGGTCATCGTCACCGTCCATGAGTTTGCCTGCCGCCTGACGCTGCTCTTCTGAAAGCGGGACATGTTCAAGAGCAACTTCAACGGCAAGCTCTCCTTTAGGAGGCTGCACCATCCTTTTTGTATCAAACTGAATTGGTATTGTATCCATCTCTCCCTCCAAATTCTCTGGTATTTGCAGTTCTTCAACCTCTTCAAAATGCCTTATCAGATGCTGCCTTACATCCTCTCTCTCGGTAGACGTTAGGTTCTGTGCCTCGAACGCTCCAGCCACGTCAAGCAACCCACCGCGGTTAAGCGACAACGTGCCCTCACTGGATATCTCGTGATGAGCGCCCCAAACTTCATCCTTTTGCAATCCATCATCCGGCTGCTCTCTTAATACAGCATACATCTCGCGAGTAGCTTGCACAGCTCCGCCAATACCCGCATCAAGTGCAGCATCGATAATCTCCCAAATGCGATCTTTATCCACACCCGGCCAATCCGTGCCCGATATGCTATCTGTTATCTCAAGCCGCTCTATATTTTCCATTATCGCCATAAGCGTTTCCCTGCCGGGGCGGGCCCCCATAGCCAATAGAAAAAAGCGCCTGTTTGGAGTGACTGGCCTCCAGACAGGCGCTTATTGTTTTCTTATCGGCAAGGCGTGTCAATCGGATGATCAGTCCGGCTGAAGCCCGCCTTTTTTAGATTTTCAAGTTCTTAAAATCATCTTAACAAATTATCGATTGTTTGTCAAGCACATATTGCTGAATGCTTTTTTCGGCCTGAATACCAACGTCGATTCCTTATCGCGTATCACCTCAATAAACGGCCGAATAATGTCAATATAACTGTTTCTACAGCTATCATGCAGCAATATAAATCCTTCCTCTTTTATGCACTGCATAGCTACAAAAGCGCATTCTACCCTCCTTCTACCATCAATAAAAATCAGATCGTATTTATCACCCAGCCCAATATAAGCATAATGCGTCTCCTGTCCAATCTCTTTGTAGATAAGATCAACATTTTTGTTTTTCTTGAACTTGCGCCGGGCCTCTCTGAACCACCGCTTGTCGTGCTCAACGGACTTTATCTTAGCCCCCGGGCACTGAGCGATCATAATCTCAGTTGAACGCCCCGGCCCCCATTCCAGAATATTTTTTGCTTCACATCGACGCAGACAACGGCTGAGTATCTTTTCAAAGCTATGGATTTTGTTAGGCTTATACTCTTCATAATTGCCCAGCGCATACTCGATCACGTGTCGGGACATCTCAGTCATTCCCGACGCGTGCGGAACGAAAACCACATCACCATTCTCTGTCTGTAACTTGCCTTTTTTGACGCGTAGCCGATTGACCAGTTTAGCCGTGTTATAATTGTATTTTGTTTCTAAATATCCAGCGTCACCCGATTCAAGCATCTGCCTGAAAATGTAATTAAACGACTGCTGATCGCCGATCTTGCGTTTCTCAAATCTCAGCCACGGGCCGGTATTCGGGTATAGCTTCAAAAGACCGTCCCATTTCTGTAGCCATTCTCGCACCTTGGCGCTTTGGTTCACCACAATGACGCCGTTATTAAAGCTGTCGGCAACTCCGCAATACTTCGGATTTAGATTAAGTTTGTCAATAATATCTCCAGACACATGAAGCTTTTTCTTAGCATAATTCCTTGCGTAAATGCCACTTTCTTTATGCTCTTCAAATATCCTGGCCGGATTGCAGCACAATACAATATCAGCACAATCCATATAAATCACCTGGTCGCCGTCCGGGAAGTCCATTAGAAGCTCGGCTTTGAGTAGAGCAGGTGCGTTAAAAGTGTTGACCTTTGAACCCGGCACCTTCCACCATGCCTCCCGCGGCCTGCCAATGCAACCCCTCGGCAACTTTGGCGGCTCATCTTCAGGATAGTACACATAGACCGGCTCCATCCAGCCATGAATGCGTGCCGTCTTGACAAACAGCGCAAGCTCTTTCTCTACCGCCGTGTTTGCTATGACACATAAATGTCGCCCTGCATCCCCACGCCTACCGTGCCTTAACTTGTAAATCTGTTGTGCGAGGTATGTCTGCGGGCTATGATCGGCTTTTGCGTCCCGGAAAACACTCGTCGTTGTTCTCTGCTTCCTTATCCAGTGCGCCGGGTGTGCAAGGCATATCAAGTCAATATCCTGGGCAGCCGCCATATAGCTGATATGCAAATCATTCATCTTTCTGAAATCCATATCCATCTCAAGTTTAACATCATGCCATTGCAGGGTCTCTGAGTAAAACCCGCAGACCCCCACACCAATAGAATCCACCTTGCAATCCCGCTTGACATTTTGATTGAAATACAAACGATTGATCGAGTTGTGATATGAAGTGATCGGTGCTCGATATAAATGCCCATGATACGATACTATCGCCTTGCGCTCATACTCTTCAATCTTGCCGGTGATATTCTCTACATAATCCGGAGGGTAAATGATGTCATCATCGACCATCATCACAAAACAATTCGTAAGTTCACCGCGCCGGAACCAATGCCAGCGACTCAGCACCTTTTGATCGCCATGATACTGCGAGCGGACAATCTCAACTTTGCTGTCAACTAAAAATGCAGGGATGTTATCCCAGCCGTTAAGGTATACTTTGAGCGCATCTACCTGCGGAAGGATTGACTTGACAGATTTTTTCAGTTGCTGTGCGCGCTCCGGTATCGTCGCCATGCAGGCTATGGTTTTAAGGTCAATCATCTATAGTTCTCCAAAATAAACACCCACCTCTACGCCTTTAGGATGCTCAACTGATTCCATTAAATCAGATATTATTGACCACCTTTTCATCTTTGCTTTTTTTCTCATACCCCACCTTTCAATATCTCATAAACCCCCTTGCACTGACGCCTGACATGCCCGCCAACATCTTTCAATATAGCATTCAACTTCTTATCGCTCTCATACATCATAACATACTGGGCTGCCATCGCATCGTTTACATACGCTCTAATAACCTGCTTTTGTTTTCTTTTTGAGCGTCTCATTACACCTAAATGGATGCCATGCCAGCGCCGGTGCCAGCCATCTTGCACTGGTGGTATCCCGGCATTGCAAACCATTTCATATAGCAGGGTCTCGTTTCGTTTAGTTGCTACTGTATCCGGTAAGCCTGCGAGTATGCTTTGCCTTTCGTCTTCTATAGCCTGATACCACCCCTCAACATCAATAAAATGTAATCCAGTCAATCTATCCTTTCCATCACGCCGATCATTTGAATAAGACAATCCAGTCTTTTGCATGTGATCGATATGATACAATCTAAGAGGAGTTGGCTCACTCAAAATTACAAAGTCTACATCACCAATATAAGCATACCTATAACCCGCAAAAAACTGACGGGGCAAAAGCCAACGCGCCGATTTTAAGCACTGAGGTTTGTGTAACAAATGTCGCGGTAACTTTACTTTTCTTAAACATCCGTCATAACCATAGGCTTTCAAAATATCTTCTATCTTGCTGGTATCCCCTCCACCAGGCGTCAACATCTTCACGTCATAGCATGGGTATGCTTTTAATATTGAATGCACATACACAGGAATATAATCAAGATAAGTTTTGCCTGATACTAATGTAGTTATTAGCAAATCGCTCATACCGCTGGCCACTCCTGATAAACGTTTTCATACCAATCTTCAATATGCGGCACGCTGGCCGGATCGTCAAGCCACCTCTCCAAATCACCTACAAACTCTTGCTGGTCCTGCAGGACAGGTATAATGTAACACAAGCAATTCGGATGTGGCAAGGCCGGCTCATACCCCTTCTTATAAACACCCGTCCCCATGTCGTATAAATCTACCTCAGAATAATCCGTGCATACATCCGGCTCAGGATGCCCGGCGCTTAGCTGCCACTTCACCCCCTCGTAAGCCGGGTTCACCGCACCACGACTAAAAACGCCCTCATGAAACGCCTTCGTGTACTCAGTCCGCACCAGCCGCAACGCCTCGTAATTTAATCGCTTCGGGATGCGCTTACCCATCCGGCGCATCATGTTTGGATAATCTTTGGATAACGTCCTTCTGCCACGTTTAACATATCGCTCCAGATCATTGGCAACCTGCACAGCATCACGCCCTGATGCTATGCCAGTCTCTAAAATGTCTCGCATCGTCTCCTGAACGTTCACCTGGTTTATCTGCCATATCCTATCCGATACCCGCACACCGTCACGCGTCCGGCTCCAAAACGCCTCAACAGCCGCAGTGTTGATCTGCCCGAACCCGTGCTGTATCTTAGCTATTTTAAGTTTGTCAGATGCACCTGCGCTCTCGATGCCTCGTATCAGTGCATTACCAGAAGGCCTGCCAGCCGATTCAAACGATCGCCGATACCCATCCCGCATTAACGACCGCTGCATCTCTGTTATCCGCTGCGCCTCTGCCCGGAGGTTCTTTTCAATCTCTGTAAGGTTGCGGGTTGTTAGTTTGCCTCTCTTAGCAACGTCACGTGCCCTTTTTGCAACGTTTTCAGCCGCCCTGTTATATACACCTGCAATCTCCCTCTCATGCCGTGCTCTCAACCTGAGGAAGTCTCGGCGCGCTTCAAGCACGTCCCGCACGTAAGCCTTATCGCCCATGCCTCGAATCATGGTGATGTTCTTCATTATCTGCGCGTCTGAAGCGCCTGCTGGTGGGTAAAGGCTCATGTATCAATCCTCACTATCTCTTCCGCCGCATCTATCACATTTGCAACGCTCATCTCGCTGCGAAGCCTGTAATGCGGCCTCCCGTTTCGCCATATCTGCGTCACGATAATGTCGTCGTCATTGCTGTACCCTATCCGCACGCTCGCGTCCTCTTCGATACGGCCGGCGGTTTTTAATACCGTGATCGCCTGCTGCACGACACACATGGCGAAGTTGATGTCGAGGTCTTTCACACGGTTTTCTATAGATAGTATGTTCATTCATTATCCAGCAAATAGGTTATCTTATCAAGCTCCTCTTGCGCAAGCTCCGAGTCTTCAAGGCGCCGGGCAAGCGCCATATCACGCACAATCTTCTCCCGCTCACCCGCACGCTCCGGGTCAACTGACTTATACGTGTCCATCTCTTCTACTATCCGCGCAAGATAATCCACCGCCGACTGACGGCTTATTAGTGCCGCCTCAGTCCCGTCGGCCATCGCATCAACACTAATTTTAAGCTCTTCGGCAATTTCCTTACTGTCGCGCGGATCGATCTTATCCCACTGGAGAGTAACACTGTAATCACTTATAGCCACCTGCCGGCCTTGCGTTTCCATCGCCAAAACCATACGCGCAACCCGCTGCCAAGCCTCCTCGAAGAACTCCCGCTTACGTGCAACCCGCCGGATAAGCACCGGCATCTGTTCTTTGACGCTCGCGTAGTTGGCACCCAGCCGGGCACCAAATGCAAACTCCGGTGTCTCGCTGGTCTCGCATATCAAATAAAATAGAAGGTGCAGCAGCGATATAGCATCGCCGGTGGCGCTTGACACCTCGATATACTCAGCATCTTCATTTTCACCGGCAAACACAATAAGTTCTTTACCCGCCAGGTTGATCTTGCCGCCATCGCGAACCCACCGATCAATATCATCAACACCGAAGTTATAACGCAAGAATTCAGCCACCTGATCAACTTTGAGCTTCAACCGCGGCGTACTGTGGTTTTTGCTCCCTTGCAGCGCGTATTTCATCACGTCGTGATAAGCTCGCAGGTAAGGCTCAATGCTTTCAAAGTCACTGCGCCCAGTGCGATCCCCGTCCTCTATTTCGTTAAGAAACTCAACAACAGGCACGAAGCCCCACGGGTTAGCATCCGTGCTTGCATCAATATCCGGCGGCGTGCCCCCGTCAATTTCTACCGTTTTCTCATCCGGCGTTATCGTCTGAATAATACTACAACGCTCTTGCCGGCCGCTGTTATCATACCAACTATGTGTTTTCTCAAACTGGAATTGTGCTATATCACCGGTGCGTGCATCGTATTGCACCTGCGTCACCTGATGGCACGGGATGATCGTGTAATGCAGTCGCTCCTGCTCTTCGGGATACAGCGGATCGTTCTGCCTGTCTTGACGCGTAACCCACACGTAAACCTTGCCGTCTCTTAGCGCGTTCCTATGTGTCCGCTGCATCTTTGAGGTATTAGCGTCGGTAAACTCTTGCAATATATTCGCTGCGTTTTCCTCTTCGGATACAAATGTCGGCACGCCCATGAAACCGACCGGCACGTTAATGACCGGCTTAGTCATGCCCGCGGCCAGTTTATAATCATCATCGTCGTTATAGTATAAGTCCTTTGCCAACTTCGGCGTCACCTTTTGACTTGACAGGCTGTAGGCGTCAAGGCACGTGGTGCCGGAGGTATAGATTCTCTTCCTTATTTCACCTGTTAATTTTCCCCATATTTGCTTAATCATAGATTTTTGCCCCGCTTAAAATAGATAGTGCGTTTCTGTCTGATTTTGTCAAAACTTTTATCTGTGAATCGCTATAAAGAGCATAACGAAGTGCATCCGGCCCGTGATCGTTTTCCTTTATCGGCTTATCATCACGGTTAGGGTCCCAGCGATATGAATTGCAATGTTTTCGCATGACACGACAATCAGGACTGACAGTTGGCTGAACTTGAATAACCTTGCTTATCCCTGCAAGAACGTCATTATCCGCCGACTCCACATTAAACC